TGACTACTGGCAATTTAGGCAAGACTTAGATGAAGACGAGTAAGTTAGCAGTATATGGAACACTTAGGGATGGAGAGCGAGACACTTGGAAAGTAGATGGTTACTCATTGGTGTTTCCGGGACATAGGGATTACCCTGCCGCTTTTATAGATGAAAATCAAAACGAGATGGTTGTTGAGGTTGTCGAGGTTGACGATATAGATATAGCGGGCTATGATAGGTATGAGGGCGTTGATTACGGCTTATATGAAAGAAGGATGGTAAAAGCCTACAATGAAGACGATGAGGTTGATGCTTGGATGTATACCATAGGCCCAAGATTATTGCAGAACGGAGGAGTGTTTGAGCTTGTCCCTAAAAACGATTGGATGTCAGAGGAATGCCAAAAGCTCCGAACATAAATAAGAATAACGTATCTGAGAAAGAGCGTGTTTTAGAGATGGCTAAAAAAGACATAATAGCCTTTGGCCAGTTATTTCTACCTGAAGACTTTATGAAGTCAACACCGGCTCCATATCACTATGAATTAAATAACTTATTATTAGACCAGAATAAAAAAAGGAATTGCATAATATTGCCACGTGGTCATAGTAAGTCAACCCTTGCAAAAACAGCATTACTACATCATTTGTATTTTAATCCAGAGGGTAAGAAAGAGTTTATAGCTTGGGTGGCTGAAGAGCAATCTCAAGCAATAGACCATATAAAATATATACAGAACCATATAGAGGTAAATTCCGCACTTAATTATTACTTTGGCGACATTAGGGGCTCTAAATGGACTGAAAAGGAATTTACTACAAGTAAGGGCGACAGGGTTATAGCTAAGGGAACTTCTCAGAGGCTACGTGGTCGTTCACAGCTTGGGTTGAGATATACTAAGATTATTCTTGATGACTTTGAATCTGAATTAAATACTAAGACCCCAGATAGGAGAAGAGAGATTAAGGAGTGGGTAATGTCAACTGTAGAACCAGCTCTTGAGAACTCTGCAGAAAATGAAGGCTCTATATGGCTCATAGGTACAATAGTCCATTATGATTCCTTTCTACAGAGTATATATGACGGATATCTAGAGGCAAAGAGGGAAGGTAGGAGTTATGCTTGGGATGTTATGTACCATAAGGCTATAGACGAAAATGGAGAGGTTCTTTGGCCTAGCTACTTTTCTAAGGAAAAATTATCAGATATAAGAAGAAGGTTTGAGGATGTTGGCCTTTCTCATAAGTTCGCACAGGAGTACCTGAATGAGGCTAGGGATTTAGAGAATGCTAAATTTAAAACAGAAAGATTAGAATATTATGACCATGAGTTTGAAAGTAGGGATAATTATTGTTATCTTGTCAATAAAGATGATGCCATACCTGTCAATGTTTACATAGGAGTTGACTTAGCCTATGAAGCCAATGCTTCTAGTGACTTTCAAGTAATAATGGTTATTGGCATAGATAGTGGTAGAAATATATATGTAATTGACTATATGCGTGAACATATGCCATTATATAATATGCCAGAAGAGATATTGGAATACTCAAGGGAATACTCCCCGGTTAAAAGAGTTAATGTAGAACACGTTGGTGCTCAGGGAATAATAAAAGACGCTGTTAATAAACTATCCGGCTCCGAAAGAAAGATAGCTCCGGGAATAGCGTTAGGAATAAGACCACCTACTGGAATTAAAAAAGAAGACAGGTTGGAATCATTATTGGCTCCATTAGTTAATCGTGGAAAGATGTTTATAAAAAGAAAGCATACTCATTTAGTTGATGAGATGTTTCAATTCCCAAAGGGTAGGAATGACGACGTATTAGATGGTCTCTGGTATGCTGTTAATAAAGCTAGACCTCCAATAAGTAAGAGGTTTGATGCGTCGGATTTTGAGAACTATACAGAACCTAAGACTATTAAACATAAAACAAAGCGTGTAATATCTTGGGTTACTGGGCAAAAACTTTAAAAAGTACTTGTGTTATATATATTTAATTTATTATATTACGTACTAAAAAGGAAGGTGCGCCCATTTCTAGTATAAGAGAGTTGGAAAAGAGTGAAGTTCAGCATTCTGAGGTTAATAGACAGCTTTGGAGAATGTGGAAAGATGCTCGTGCTGATTGGGATACAGAGGCGAGAGACTCAATAGACTTTTACCTAGGTAACCATTACACGCAAGAAGAGTCAGATGCTCTTCGTGCTATTGGTCAGGGTGATTTTGTAATAGACCGTGTTTATGGGGCTATTGAAAAGCTAAAATCGTTATTAACTTCTAGGGCTCCTAAGTACAGTGCTGTAGGGAGAGAAGACTCTGACAGTAGAATATCAAATGTTTGGAGAACTATTCTTGAATACATTTGGGATATATCAGATGGAGATGTGCAATTCAAGCAAGCGGTTCATGATTATGCTACTTCTGGTATGGGGTACTTCTATGCTTACCTAGACCCAGAGGCTGATTATGGAAGGGGTGAAGTTAAGTTTACATACCTTGACCCATTTAGGGTTTATGTAGACCCAGCTTCTAGGCATAGATATGCTGACGATGCTTCTGGTATCATAATGTCTACTATCCTCACAGAAGACCAGCTTCTAAATATGTATCCTCAGGTTGAGCAGTATATAGAAGACTTAGAAAGCTACTATGATGAGGAGGACTACCCATCATCTTTAAAAAGAAACACATCTAATTCATTTACCCCAGACAACGTATATGACTCTAATTTCAATAGAGTAGATAAATATAGAATACTAGAAAGATTTACAAAGGTAAAAGTACCTTTTTATAGAATATTTAATAAACAAGATGGTTCAGAAAACATAGTTGATTCTGATAGATACGAAGAGTTTATGAATAATGAGCAAGCTCAGTTACTTATTAGGGCTGAGTTAATAGAAATCGTAGAAGTTGTACAAACTAGGATTAAGGTCTCATGTACGGTTGGCGATTTACTGTTATATGAGCAAGTTTTAAATACTGACATATACCCTATAATACCAGTTCCAAACATATGGACTGGTACTCCTTATCCGAAATCGGATATATCCAAAGTTCAAGATTCTCAAAGATTATTGAACAAACTTTTCTCTCTTACTCTCTCACACGCTCAAGCCTCTGCCGGTCTTAAATTACTGGTTCCAGAGGGTAGCGTAGATGATTTGGGGCAGTTGGAACAGGATTGGGCTAGACCCAATGCTGTTATACCTTATAATCCTGAGTTTGGTGCACCGCACTTCCCTGCCCCACAATCATTATCTGGAGAGTTTTATAATTTAATAAGTCGAATAGAACATTACATAGATTTAAGTTTCGGTATCCCCGAGTTGATGCAGGGCTTTAAAGAGTCTGCACCTGAAACTGTCCGAGGAACGGCAATGCTTGCCGAGATGGGCGAAACTCGTGGTAAATCCAAGTTGCGGGATATCGAAGGAAGTTTGACCAGATTAGGTCGTAATATATACAACCTATCTAAAGGTCACTACACTTACGAAAAGACTTTCAGAGTCGTACAGCCGAATAATGACATTACGGAATTTACGGTTAATAATATGTACGATGATAAAAGTCAGGAAATTAATGCCATAACAAATGATATCACCATTGGGCATTATGACGTGAGAATCATATCGGGTTCTACTTTACCTTCAAACAGGATAGCTGAATATAATATGTATCTTGAAGCGTTTAAGTTGAATTTGGTAGATGATGTCGAGGTTTTGAAGAAATCCGAAATCTTTGACAAAGAAGGTGTTTTACAGCGTAAGGGTCAAATGGCTCAAATGCAATCCTATATCAAACAGTTGGAAGAGCAGGTTAAGAAACTTAGTGGAGATTTACAAACCGCTGAACGTGAGACTATGAGTTCTCGCAAGCGGGCAGAAACTGAGAAATTCAAAAGCAGGCTTAATGAGATTCAAAATGATACCAAGTTCAAAAGCAAGGTTCAGGTTGACAATCTCAAGAGAATTGTTGATGGCGAATCGCAGGCTGTAAACTAATGAAAACAGAAGTAGTGGTTACTTTCCACGGTTCTGCTTTTATAGACATCTGAAAAGGTGATGCTAATAATAAAAGAAATCGAGGAATAAAATGGAAGACACTATGAACGGAGAAGTTACTACTATAGAAGGTGTAGAAGGCGAAGTTTTAGAACAAATTGTTGAGCCAGAACAAGTAGGTGGAGAACCAGCTCAAGAGGTGGGTGAACAGCCCATTGATGATGCTAAGAAGTTTCAGTCAATGTATGACAAGAAAACTGCAGAATACGAAAAGCTCAATTATGAAGTCGAGGAACTACGTAAGTACAAACAACTAGGAGAGGTTCTTGAAAAAAGACCAGACGTTGTTGATGCTATGAGAAACACGCTAAGTGGTAACAAGGTTGATAATGAGCCACAAGCTCAAGTTGTCAATGAGGAATCATTTGACCCTTGGGAGGCATATTATAAACCCGGTTCACCTTCATACGAAATGAGGGTGGGCCAAGAAAAGGCCCTTGTAAATGAAGCTGTTCAACAACAGTTTAGTGGTTTACAAAGGCAAATGGCAGTCAATAATCTCAAACAAGACTTAACTAATAAATATGGTTTTGATGACCCTAAGATGGCTGATGACTTTATAAGCTTCGCTACTACTCCAAGAGAAGAACTTCCCTTGGATATGTTAGTTGATGTGTATAGAAAGTATAAAGGTGGAGGAGAGAAAGTTTCTCAAAACCTAGAAGCTGTTCAAAGGTCTCAGAAAATTGCACCTACGGCTGGCGTCGTTCAAGGTGCGGCTCCTGAAAAGCCAAATGAATTAGAAGATGTCTGGACTGGGGTTATGGGTGCTTCTCGTAATACTCAAATATAATCTATAAGGAGTCCTAAATGGCAACTTACAATCAAGGTATTGTGAATGTTGGTGACCCGGGTTCAGCCGCTTCAGGCTATCATACTCGTCGGTTATACAACTTCTCAGACCGTGTGGCTGACTTAGCTCCCGATGAATCTCCATTCTTCGTGTACCTTTCAAAGGTAGCTAAAGTCCCTACGGATGACCCACAATTCCGATTTTTAGAAGACAGAACAAAGGTTTCAATGACAGACAGAGCGTTTTTACTCGATGGCTCTCATTCGATTCCTGCGGCTGGTTCTTCTTTATCATATACAGTTGATACCGCTGGCGGTGCGTCAGTTGATTGGCTGGTAAAGGGAATGGTTTTCGCAGTTGATTACACAGAAAGCGATTCTCCTGAAACAATCATAGTAAGGGTTGAGAGCTCTCCAGTTGACGCTGGTAGCAATACAACTTTTACTGGTAAAACAATTTCAGCTATTGACGGAGCTGAAACTGGTGCTACTAATACGAAGTGTCAAGTAATTGGTACTTCATATGCTGAAGGTACTGGTGCTCCAGATGTATGGTCTGAAGAGCTAGATAACGATTATGGTTACACCCAAATCTTTAAAACAGCTTGTGAAATGTCTAACACTGCTCGTGCAACACGTTATCGTGGATATAGTGATGAGTTCCAAAGAGTTTGGAATCTTAAGCTACGTGAGCATAAGGTAGACATTGAGCGTGCTATGCTTTTCGGTCAGCGTGCAAGTACTGGTGGTATTCAATATACTGAAGGTATAGCTGGTCACGTTATCAAAAATGGAACAGCAAATATTGACGACAGTGCTCTTTCTTACAGCTCTGGCGCTCCATATTTTCGTAGCTCAACTACGGCAGAATTAACATACGACAGAATCCTTTCGGATTTCGAAGTTGTATATGACCCTGCTCGTGGTGGAACTGATAGTAAATTAGCTCTTGCTAGTCTACCAGTATTGACATTCTTTAACAAACTGGGAGATGGTCTATTTCTTGATTCATCTGTTGGTTATTCAAATAGTGCAATGCGTTATGACGTAAGTCAGAAAGATGGTAGATTTGGTCACAAGGTCTTAGCTGTGGAAACTATCCACGGAACAATGAATATGGTAAAAGAACCTCTATTTAGAGGATTCTCTTCCGGATTCTTGATGATGATTGACCTAGACCACGTTGCTTATCGTCCACTAGTTGGAAACGGTGTTAATCGTGATACGCAAGTTCAAACTAACGTTCAATCTGCTGATGAAGACCTTCGTAAGGATATGATTCTTACTGAGGCTGGTTTAGAAGTTTCTCTTCCAGAAACTCATTTCCTACTTAACTTAGAAGGAGTTTAACAATGAGAAGTGATTATCTAAATAAAAATAGTGGAAGGTCTGATATAGCTAGTAAGGTTGAAAACGTAACAGCGGCAAGAACATTAACTGCGGCAGATTCTGGCAAGGTATTTACCTTAGACCAAGATGCCTCTTTTGATATTACCTTGCCAACTGCGGCGGCGGCTGGTGCTGGTTGGAATGCTAGATTCATCTTAACTGATGCTGGTAGTGGAACAGTTAAAGTAATCCCAGATTCATCTGAAGATACTTTAATTGGTATGATTGTGTCTGCAGATGGTGCGGCCGCTGAGTCAGCAGAGTCTGGAGTTGATGAACTCATATGGGTTGCTTCAACTGCGGCTCCCGGCGATTGGGCTGAGCTAATATGTGATGGCAACAACTACTATGTCTATGGTCAAGAGCATGACGCTGACCATATGACATTAGCATAAACTGAATAGATAAAGTTAACAGTAATTAGAACTGTGGGGGTTATCGTATAAAGGATAGCCCCCGAATCTAAAAAGGAAAATTATGAACTGTATACATTGCGAAACCCCAAACCCAGAAAGATGGTTTTACTGCAGAGATTGTGGTAATAAGGCATCTGAGGCTTTATACACTACAAATTTATTTATGATGAGTGAAGGTGGGAAGAGAACTGACGTTGAATTTTCAGTAAAAAATATGGATGAGCATATAGCAACAGTTAATAAAGATAAAAAAGAAAGACAGAATAAGGTCTGGGAAAAAAGAATTAAACAGGCGGGAGTTAATTAATGGCTACGTTTGAAGCACAAGTAGAAGGCTTAACAAGCTTATCAATAGATGGAAGCAGTGCACCAACTCAAACTGAGTTAACGCAGTTCTTAACTGATGGTGCTATGGAAGTTATAAATGTTATGCCACCAAATTTAAAAATGTTTTGTGCTACTGAGGATACTTTTACAAGTACTGCAGTAGGTAGTGAGGCTGAGACTCTTGACTCTGCTCAAGTATTATCAGTAACTAGAAGTGATGGGACTATAGAACAGCCTTGTAGGTTAATACCAGAAAAATTAAGGGGTAGAGCGTCTGATAGTAATGATATGAACGCAGCTACAACAACAGACCCTGTATATTATATATATAATGGGAAATTAAATGCGTTGCCTGCTTCTGGTAATTGTAAGTATTTAGAAGTAAATAATCCATCGGTAGCTTATGGAGATTCTGAAATAGGTAACTTCCCAGATGAATATGAATACCTAGTTCCTTTGTACGCCTCTATAAAATCATTGCAAAATGTGTTAGGAAGCAAAACTTCTAACTCGGATATAACAACCGCATTAACTGCAATTAACACAGAAATAGATGAAACATTATCTATTACAGATAATATGCATACAGAAATTGCTATTATAAACTCTTCTTCAGATAGTGCATTAACTGAAATTGGGTTAGCTAACGCAGAAATAGATAAAATGGCAGATGAGACTGGTCTAGATAACGCTGAGTTAGATAAGGCAACTGCTGAGTTAGCTGAAGCTGTAACACTGGTAGATAG